ACAACTTCTGGGCCGACGTCCAGGTCACCGACGTCACGCCGGCCAGCTATACGGGCACGTACCGGCTGTGGCCGAACAAGGCCGACGCGGTCAGCGGGACCGGCGGCGACAGCCCTCTCAACTACGTCGTCGCCACCGAGATCCGGCTGAGCCAAGCCTGCTACGTGCAGAAGATCTGGTACTTCAGCCCGCCCGGCACCGCGCAGCTGGCCACGTCCGTCGATATCTGGGTGCCCACCGGGACCGGGACAACCGGCACCAGGATCTACGGGAACACCAGCCCGTCCTGGTCCGGCGCGGCCGGGTCCGGGTGGATCTCGGCCCCGGTCACGCTGACCCTGCCGATTGGCACGTACAAGGTCAGCATCTACAACGGCGCCGCCACCCCGGACAGCTGGAGCGCCATGACGTTCGGCTACTTCGGCGTCTACTCCGGGAACACGGCCAACGCCTGCGGCATCAGCGGGATCACCGAGGGGCCGCTGTACGCGCCGCCCACCACGGCGGGCCAGCAGTCGTATGAGTTCCTGAACTCCGCGGCCACCACCCCGCCGTACTCCAACGGGCTGACCGAGCCGGGCCAGGCCACGTTCGCGGTCGGGCCGCCCAACCAGTACCCGTACCTCTACGTGGACGGCTACTACCAGTGCTACTGGGTGGACCTGGAAGTGCAGCCGGTGGTGGCGGGGGCGGCGGTCGCGGCGGCCCGCGCTCCGTCGCCGCCGTTCCCCAGGGTTACGCCGTCGCCGCCGGCCGCGACCGCGAAGGCGGTCTCGCTGGAGCCGGTCACCGGCCAGATTGACATCACCGTGGCCGTCAGCCCCACCGCGTCCCGGGCGCAGATCGCCGCCGCAGGGCCGACCGCGGGTGACGGCAAGTCCGCCGGGCCGGTCACCCTGAACAGGAGCAGCTGATGAGCACGTCCATCTACAACACCGCCACCGAGTACATCGCCAACACCCTGACCATCACCCGCGGGCACGTCAGCGACATCACCCGGGTCGGGATCTACGTCAACACCAACCCCAACCAGATCCCGGCCGTAACCGACTTCACCACCGTCACCCTGGTCGATGGCACCATCCTGCCGCTGCCGCCGCTCGCTGTGACCGGGCAGGTGGACGTGGTGACCAAGGTCGGCCCGGGCAGCGCGGGCGTGCCGGCCGGGGACCTGTCAACGCTGACCCCGGGCAGCTACCAGGTGTGGGTCCTGGTGGTCACCGCCTCGGAAGCCATTATTCGGAAAGTGGATACGCTGACCGTGACCTAGGCTAGGAGCCGTGGTGAAACCGTACGTTACCGGTGACGGATGGCTGCGCGTCGCCTTCGACGGACCCGAGCTGGCTGTCATCGAGATGGAAGCCCCCGGCACCGGGTGGCAGCCCGCGTTCCTGGACTGGGACGAGGCCGGCCGGGTCGCGCAGATCCGCTGGGACGGCCCGGTCCCGGCCATGGTGATGCTGCGGGTCAACGGCCGGGTGACAGGCACCTGGCCGTAAGGGCCGCCGGGGCCTAAGCTGGAAGCTGGTCAGCCACCTCACCTCGTGCGGGACCACCGGAGGTGAGTGTGACCGCGCAGGTCTTCTACGACAACCAGTCCGAGATCGCCGTGCTGTCAGCCGGCTTCGCGGACGGCAACGGCACCCCCGCCGACCCGACCTCGGTGTACTGCGTGATCACCGAGCCGGCCGGGGTATCGGTCACCCACACCTACCTCGGCACCGCGCCCGCCGACATCGTCAAGGTGATGACCGGCAAGTACACCTTGTCCGTGCCGTGCTCACCGTCCGTCGCCGGGATCGACGGGCTGTGGGGGTATGAGTGGGTCGGCAGCGGGGTCGTCAGCGACGTCCAGCCCGGCACCTGGCGCGTCATGCCCTCCGCGGTCAGCCAGTTGTGGTACACCAGCCTGGAAGAGATGCACGACCGGCTCGGGATCACCGACACCAGCGACGATTCCCTGCTGCTTAACGCGATCGCCACGGCGGCGGGGTGCATTAATGAATGGTGCGGTAGACATTTCAATCGCATCGTAGAAGCCCGCACATACCAGCCGACGAATGTGTGGACATTGGATATTGACGACCTGGTCGATGACCCGTCCATCGTGATGACAGTCGATTACGACGGCGACGGCATTTACGAGCAGACCTGGGTCCGGGGCACCGATTTCGTGCTGCGCTACGGGCCGGGGCGGTTCAACCCGAACTACACCGGGACCGGTGCATCCCGGCCGTTCCGCCAGATCCAGGTCGTCCAGTCGGGTAAGTGGCTGCCGTTCACCTGGCCCTACAGCCACATGGACCGGGTCAAGATCGTCGGCCCGTGGGGATGGAAATCTGTCCCGTGGCAGATTTCGGAGTCGAACCGGATTCTCGCGTCTGACATCTATAAGACCAAGGACGCGCCTTTCGGCGTGGCCGGCGTTTCCGACATCGGCGTGATCCGCATTCAGAGCAATACTTCTGTAGTGGAGAATTTGCAGGCATTCGTCAATCCGAGACATAAAGTCGGAATCTGATAGGAGGAGAAATGACGTACGTTCCCGTCCTGCTGTGGGTGCCGGACACGGCAGAAGGCCCGGTCACCGACGCGGTTCACCTCAAGCCCTGCGATACCTGCCAGGCGATCATCCCGATGGAGGCGCAGGACGCCCATAATGCGGTAGAGCACCCGCCGCCGCCGACAGTCCAGCCGGTTTAGGGAGACCGGTGTTCGTCCTGACCACCGTCAACTGCCCCGCCCTGGTGCCGACCGTCATGCCGGCGGCCTGCGCCGGGAGCCGGGGCGGCTGCGGAGGACGCGGCCGGTTATGACGGCGGCCAAGCGGGTCAGCGCGATCTCCCCAAAGCAGGCCGCCGCGGACCGGGCCAACCTGGTCAAGGCCAGGGCCGCGCTGAAAGGCCGGGCGCGGACCGCCAAGCAGAAGGCGGCCTCGCGCCGGAACCTGGCCGTAGCCCGCGCCGCGCAGCGAGCCCGCGCCAGCGGCAAGGCCCCGGCGGTGCGGAAGAAACCAGCGGCGGCGCTTCCCGGCTGGGTGATGGCGGTCCAGCGGCTGGATGTCCCGGGCCTGGTTCCAAGTCCGGGAGCGCTCTGGCTGGATCTTCAGCTGCTGCCGGTGTGCGGGCCGGTCGCGCTGTCGGAGCATCTGCTGATCCACACCGGGGCCTGCGTCCAGCCCTCGGACATCATCGAGTTCTGGCAGCTGGCCGGGAACGTGCCGCTCGGCGAGCTGTTCGAGGCCGCCCGCGAGCACGGCCTGGGCGGCGAGCATCTGGCCTACTTCGAGCAGTGCGACCCGGACTGCGGCTCACCCGGCCTGATCTACGGGGTACAGCTCGGCAGCGGCTACCACGCGGCGCTGGCCACCGACGACGGGATGATCAGCTGGTGCCGGGCACTGCCCCGCGACGGCACGCCCGAGGAGGCGTGGTGGCTGGAGTGGGAGGGCGAGTGAAGATCTGCGACGGCTGCGGGCACCGCTATGACCCGGTGGGCTGCCGGTGGCGCTGCCCGGCCTGCGGGCTGAAAGAGAACTGCTGCGAGGGAGCACCCCAGTAACAACAGGAGGAGCCATGCCACCAGCCAAGCCACCAGCCAAGCCCAAGGGGAAGGCGCCCGCCAAGCCCGGGACCGCCGGCAGTACCGGCCCGGCCGCGAGCGGAACCACCGGGACCACCGGAGGACCCGCGAGCGCCCAGGGCGCCGGCAAGCCGTTCGGCGGCAAGCAGGCCCCGCCGTTCGGCGGCAAGGGCAAGGCAAAGGCGCCCGCGAAGGCGCCCGCCAAGCCGGCCGGCAAGGGCGCCGGGAAGTGAGCCCGGCGGGCGACAAGCTGCCCGCACCCCGCAGGCGCAGCAGCAAGGCGCTGCCCGACACTGCGGTGGCGGGCGATGCCATGTCCGTGGCCAAGACCGATGACGCGGTGGACATCGGGGTCGGCGCAGCCATCGTGACCGTCTATGAGTACACCGACCCGGACATCGGGCAGATCGGCCAGGGCGGGTCCGGCAGCATGACCGAGATCGGTGAGTGCCCGGTCTGCTTCGCCTACGGCGGCGGCGGGCATGGCGGCGGCTGCCCGAACGCCGGCAAGGACCCGGCTGACTGGGTGACCGACCCGCCGCCCGGCTGGCTGCGGCCCGGCGAGCAGGAGCAACCGCCAGGGGGTGGTCAAAGTTGACATGACCGCGATTCGCAACCAGCTGGCCGTCCAGATCACGCAGTACACCGGGCTGCGCTGCGACGGGCAGGCCCGGGACCACGTTAACCCGCCGTGCGCGGTGGTCGTGCCCGGCACGCCGTTCATCACCTACGGGCAGACCATTGACGAGGCGGCCGGATTCACTCTGGTCGTGCTGCTCATCATCAGCGACTCCGCTCAGGTAGAGATCACCCAGCGCGCGCTGGACGCCTACCTGGGCATCGGCCCGGGGGAAACCGAGTCGGTCCCGGCTGCGGTCCTGAAAGACCCGACGCTCATGGGCACCGCGGAATGGTGCGAGCCCATGACCATCTCGAACTACGGCAGAATAGAATATGCTGGCGTAACCTATTTCGGGGCCAGGCTAAACCTGCAGGGCGGAGCGCACTGATGCCGGATACCTGGACGAGGAAGCCGGCGAAAGGGGGTGGTCAGAGCCCATGCGTGTTCTAGTTCTTCATCCTGGGCCTTTACCCGACTTCAGTGTGCATGACGTCTTTGCTGGCTGGATGGAGGCGCTGACCGGCTTGCTCGGCCCGGGCAACGTCGCCCCTTTTAACATGAATGACAGGTTGGTAGCGTTCGGCAGCGCGCTGGTCGATACGCACCAGGTTGATGAGAGCGGCCACCCGATCGTGAAGAACATGTTCACCGAGGATGGTATCTTCCACGCCGCCATGGAAGGGCTCAGCCACGCGCTGCTGACCTTCTGGCCGGACGTCGTGCTGTGCATCAGCGGGTTCTACATGAACGCCGGGACCATGCAGCTGATGCGGATGCGTAACTTCAAGATCATCATGCTCACGACCGAGAGCCCGTATCAGGACGACGAGCAGATGACGCGCGCCCAGATGGCCGACCTGGTGCTGCTCAATGACCCGGTCAACATAGAGATGTTCCGGGAGCACGTGCGCGCCGAGTACATGCCGCACGCCTACCGGCCGTCGTTGCACCGGCCCCGGCAAGGCCCGCGTAACCCGGAACTGGCCAGCGACCTGTGCTTCATCGGCACCGCGTTCCCCAGCCGGGTCTCGTTTTTCGAGCTCATGGACCTGGACGGCATCGACGTACTGCTCGGCGGCAACGAGTGGGGCAAGCTGGACCCGGCCTCCACCGTGGCCCGGTTCGTCGGATCCGAGCTCGGGCAGCCCGACTGCGTCGACAACGAGCAAGCGATCGGGCTGTACCAGCACGCGAAGATGGGAATCAACTTCTACCGGCGGGAGACCAGCCCGTACGAGCACTGGAACGGCCAGGCGTACGCCATGGGGCCGCGCGAGGTGGAGATGGCGGCGGTTCAGCTGCCCTTCATCCGCGACCCGAGACCCGAAGGTGACGCAGTGTTCCCGATGCTGCCTACTTTCGGTGACCCGAAGGACGCCAGCGACAAGCTGCGCTGGATGCTAGCTCACGACGCGAAACGGGAGGAGGCCGCGCGCCAGGCCCGGTCTGCCATCGCCGACCGCACGTTCGAGGCCAACGCGAAGCGGTTCCTGACCCTGGCTGAGAAGCTGTGATACTCCCATCGGTGGGAGGATCAGGCGACGGGCCGCCCGTCCTCGGTGAAGGACATGCCCAGCTGCTCGGCGGCCAGCCGGATCATGGCCAGCGCCCGGACGTGTTCCTTGCTGTCCAGAGGCATCTCGCCCAGGTTCACGACGCTCCCAGGGTCGGCTACTGAGGGCCTGCGCGGATGTCCCGCGGGTGCGCTCTCCCGCGGTCACCGCCCGGTTCCCCGTTGGCTCCGCCGCGCCTCCTGCTCGCCCGGCCGGGTGTGAGGCCGTCCGACTCGCTTCCGCGCCCTGGGAGCGGTATCAGGTTATCGTTACCGAGCCGACGATGTGGGTGGTCGCGCCGGCCGAGATGTCGATCTGCGCGACGTAGGCGGTCACGGCGGGGACCAGGTTCGACCTGGCGGTGACGGTTGCCGAGCCTACGACGCCGGACAGCGAGCAATTCCAGGCGAACGTGTCGGCGCTGATCGTCGGCGTACCGAGCACGCCGGACGGGTCGGAGATCGTGTAGCCGATGCTGTCGGCGGTGTTGGTGTTATCCGAGGCATCCTTGGGCGTCGCGGTAATCGCGACAGCGGTGCTGACGCCAGCGGTTCCGGTGGCCATGACTGCTCCTCCGTTAGGGTTGTGAACGCTGATATGTGGCAGGAGCTGCAAGGTGCAGTCCAGCCGGACGGTTGGTAGCTGGGTGATCCACGGGACCAGCTGATCGGCGTAGCTGGTCAGTACTCCGGGCAGCACCGCCTGCCCTTCATAAACTATGGCGGCGGCTGCCAGCGCCGATGCCCGGACGGCCTCGCTGTCCATCAGCGGCTCCGTATCTAGTCCTAGCCCCAGTGCAAGTTTGCCAGGCTGTCGTCGGTCTTCCCGCCCGGCCCGTGCTTAGCGCGCTGGCCTGGATCGGGGCGCCCGCGGAAGGCGAGCAGCACCAGGCGGCCGACCGGGACGAACCGGACCCGGCCGTACTTAGACAGCCCGGCCATCCGGTATCCAGCGGAATTGACACCGACGTTGAGCAGGCCGCCCGCGGTCGATGCCCGGGGCAGGCTGTAGACGTTCCCATGGTCGGAGACCTCGTAGAAGCCCGCGTACCCGGGAACTGGCAGCCATCGCTCGGGCTGGACCGGCCCATGTCACCAGGGTAGACGGGACTTCATAAACCAGCCAGCGTATCGTGGCTCCTGATAGCGCCGAGGCCCCGTAGCTGCCCCCGGTCCAGGGTCCTGCACGGATGGCGGAGCCGGCTCCCAATCACTCATAGTGAGGAGTCGACTAGTGTCGCGCATCCACGGGCGCAATGGGATCGCTTACGTCTCAATCGACGCATCAGGCGGTGCTAGCCCCACTGCGGCACCCATGGCATTCCTGTCCGCCTGGTCTATGAACTTCACTGTGGCCAAGGTAGACGTCACGGCTATGGGCGACCAGAACCTGATCTGGGTCGCAGGACTCCCGGACGCCTCGGGCGACTTCACGGGATTCTTCGACACCGCAACCGCTCAGACGTACGTCGCAGCCACAGACGGCCAACCACGCAACTTCTACCTGTACCCGTCGTCCATCGCAGCACTCCAGGGCCAGTATTTCTTCGGGCTCATTCTACCTGACTACAGCATCACTGGTGGAGTCACGGCAGCTGTGTCACTCAAGAGCACCTGGAACGCTGCCAGTCGCATCCAGCGCTACCCCACCTACGGACTCCCGGGTACCTAACCGGACCCTCCCACTGGTGGGAGAAACCGTCGTCGCGCACGGCCCCCGCGCCACTGCGGGGGAGCTGCCCTCACCTGCACACGAGAGGAGCAGACCGTGTCCGACATCGAGGAAGCCGGGCTGGACATCGACTTCGACGCCGAGCTCGCCGGCATCCAGGCAACGTCGTCCGGGATGGAGCCGGTGCCCGCCGCCAAGGTGGAGCTGGTCACCGGCCAGGTGGTCACGTCCGACCGGACGATCGAGTTCATGGGCAAGCGGTTCAGGGTCGCGGACAAGATCGGCCTGATGCCGTTGCTCAAGTTCTCGGCGTTCGCCGACGTGGCGGTCCAGGACCCCAGGGCACTGGGCGCGCTGTACGCCATGCTGCGCGATTGCATTCACCCCGGCCACCCGGAATGCGGCAAGTGCGAGGACTGCAGAGGAGGCAACGAGCTGTCCTGCAAGGAATACGACCCGGGTGACTGGCGCGCGTTCGAGGACCACGCCTGCGAGACCAAGGCGGACGCGGACCAGCTCATGGAAGTGGTAACCAAGGTCATCGAGATCGTGGCCGGCCGCCCTACCGGGCAGCCATCGCCCTCCTCTGCTGGACGGCAGTCCACGCGGGACGCGTCGATGGCTCGCTCATCCGCCAGGGGTCGCCGGGCCTCCAAGCGCTGACGCCGCGGCAAGCCTGCAATGTCGCATACGCAACGCTCGCCGACCGCTGCCAGAGCGAGGAGGAGCTGGAGCAGCTAGACGTCCAGATCGGCATGGTGGCCAACCCGGACGAGGAGGCCCTGAAGGCGCTGCGCGCCCACCAGGAGGAGATGGGCCTTAAGTTTGACGATCCGGATGCCCCGGTTGCCGTGTCGGGCGATGACGGGCTACCTGCCTGGATGCAGCACGACGAGGAGTTCAGATGACAGGCGTACCGATGCTAGCGAGGGCGTCCGTACGGGCGGCCCCAACAAACGTTGCCTGGCTCGAACAAGCCAGCGGGGTCTATCCGGCGGAAACGCAAACCTTCCGGTCGCAAACCAAGTACGGCAGCCACGTATCCAGCGAACGCAGGGAACTCGTGCCACTGTTCGCACATTGCGCCTGGATTTCGCCACATGATCATAGACCAGCTCCGGTACATCGGATGCGAACTGCGCCCGTCAAGGTACCGACGCGAGTTATGCGATTGTTCAACGTCGCTGGCCCAGCGAACGTTATCCGGATCGTAATTGCCAGCAGGATCCGGCCAGCGATCGAGCGAAGCGCCTGGTGGCCTGGGTCCGAGCAGGCGCTTGATGTCTTCAGCGAACAGGCTGACGTCATGCCAGCGATCACAGACTGTGACGCCCCTGGCACCGTAATACCGGTACTTCCCGCTACTCGGGTTATAACACCGCCGCATCATGTTTGTCCAAAGACTGTAGAGCTGCCTGTCAACCGCATTCTTCCTGGTGAGGCCGTGAATCGTTCTAGCGGGCATAGCTCGATTCTATCAGGTGAGAAGGTAATGACGTTCGAGGACCCGGATGCCCCGGTCGCGAGCGACGGCAAGTTCGACCCGGAGGGCGACCTGCCATGGCGATAATCATCCCGGGCCAGATCGAGTGGGACGAGGCCGCCCTTTATGAGGTGCTGAACGACCCGGCCGGGCCGGTCGGGGTGTTCATCATGTACCTGGACGAGAAGGCCGTCGCCGTCGCCAAATCGGTCGTGCACGTCCTGCCGGGCACTAAGCGCAGCGGCTACTGGTTCCCGTCCAGCACCGCCGTCCGGCCGCCGGGCACGACCAGGGGCACGATCCGGACCCACGGCCCGGTGATCGGCAGCCGCGGCGGCCTGTACGGCGGCGGCAACGCGATGTATACCGGCATCTTCCTGGAGTACGACAAGCCGCACACCGAGCAGATGTACGACCGGTACCCGTTCATGACCACCGGGCTTGAGTCCCTGGAAGCCGAGTTCGGCTGATGCCCAAGGTCCTCGGAGATGTGGCATTTGTCGTCTACCCGGACACCACCCGGTTCCGGCCCGAAGCCGACGCCGGGATCAAGGCGGCGCTGGCGGGCATGCGGGCGTCGATCCCGCTCACCGCCGACGCCAGGCAGGCCGAGGCGACGTTCACCGCGCTCGCGGCCAAGCTGTCCGCGCTGTCCAAGACGCTGACCTCCATCCCGATCAGCGCCGATGATAAGAAGCTGAACGCCCAGCTCCTCGATCTGAAGGCCAAGGTCGCCGTCGCGGCCAAGAACCTGCAGAACCTGCCGATGGACGTCGATACGACCAAGATCGACCTCAAGATCGCGTCCTCCATGGTCAAGCTGCGCGCGTTCAGTCAGCAGCTGACTCAGCTGTCGATGAACCTGGACTCCAAGAAATTCGACGCCAAGGTCCTTGACGCGCAGGCGAAGCTGAAGACCCTGCAGCGGCAGGCGTCGGAGTTCCAGGTGGACCTGGACACCAAGCGGGCCGCGCTGCACCTGATCGAGCTGGAGAACCAGGCAGACCGGCTGCAGGCCAAGCTGGACGACGAGGAAGCCGACATCGACACGGCCGAGGTCCGGGCCAAACTGGACGTCGTCCTGGCCGAGATCGAGCTCATCAACTCCGAGGCCCGCAAGATCGAGCTGGTTGCCAACTACTTCTCGCTCATGCGCGCGGTCGCCGTGGCCAAGGCCGAGCTCACCGGCCTGCAGGCCCAGGCGCGCGACATCCCGCTGATGAACTCGGCCCAGATCGACAAGGTGATGGCCCAGACCGCGGCCGAGATCGGCCTGATCACCAAGCTGAGACAGGAGGCGGCCGATGTCCGCATGGGCGGCATCGACCCGGTGGGGCTGGCCAGGTCAGCGGCCGAGATCGCGGGCATCGACGCCCGGATGCAGAAGCTGACCACTGACACGGCGGCCTCCACCGGGATATGGGCGACCCTTACCGGCTGGCTGGGCCGGTTCGCCGCAGCCAACCAGAAGATCGGCTGGGGCGCGATGATCGGCGGCATCGCCGGCTGGCACATCGTGCTGGACGCCGCGATCGAGGCCATCATCATCGCGACCACGTCGCTGCTGGCGCTCGGCGCCGGGTTCGCCGGGGTCTACCGGGCAGTGGACGAGCTGGCTTACCACACCAAGGCGTCGCTGAACGTGATGACCGCGTACGGCGTGGACGCAGGCACGCTGGCCGGGGCGCTGGACAACCTGCAGAAATCGCTGGCCCCGCAGGTGATCGAGGCGTTCGGCGGCGCGCTCAACCTGGCCTCTGGCCAGACCAACGCGCTGTACCGGGCGGCTCACCAGGTAGTTGACCTGTTCGACACCTGGATCGCCAAGCTGGACATCTGGGCGAACAGCCAGAAGAACGTAGGCGGCCTGCTGCAATCCGGGGTCGGGTTCCTGTCCCAGATGGGCAAGGCGATCGGCATCCTGGCCCAGGCCATCGACAACTTGCTGACCAAGGATCCCGGGGTCGCGCACTACCTGCTGGACATGATCCAGGGCTTCGCCGAAGTGCTCAACCTGTTCTCCAAGCTGCCCGGCCCGATCGTAACGGCGACCCTGATGTTCCACGGGCTGTGGGTCTGGGTCTCGGTGCTCGGCGGCGTGTTCGGCAAGCTGACCGCCCCGATCGTGGGCGCGGTCACCTGGATCGTCAAGCAGGGCACGGCCAGCACGGCTGCCGCCACGGCCACCGAGGCGCATGCCACGGCCACCGAAGCGCTGACCGTGGCGATCGCCGAGCAGACCGGGGCGGTCACCGCGCTGACCGCCGCGCTGACCGGGGAAGCCGTCGCCGAGACGGCGGTGGCGGAGGGGGCGGTTGCGGATACCGCCACGCAGGCCGCCGACGCGCTGGCCACCGAGGCCGACGCCGCGGCCAACGCCGCCAACGAGACCAGCCTGCTGGGCCGGGCGTTCAGCGGGGCGCTCGGGTTCCTGCGGGGCTTCGGCACGCTCGTCGCCAACATCGCGGAGAAGGGCCTGGTCGCCCTGGGTGGCGCGCTGCGGACCGCCGGCGCCGGGCTGGCCGCCTTCGGGCGCGGGCTGCTGGCGCTGCTGGCCAACCCGCTGACCTGGTTCCTGCTCGCCACCGCCGCGATCATCGCGATGGCCATCGAGGCCCGCAAGGCAACCCCGGATGTCGCCAAGCTGATCGACACCCTGAACCAGAAGATCAACTCGGATCAGGCGTCGCAGGCGATGACGGACATCAGCGACGCCATCGGCCAGGCGAACGCCAAGATCAACGAGATCAACTCCGGCGGCGGGGTCGCGACGTTCAACCAGAACTGGCACACCTTCGGCGGCACCTGGCAGAACATTTCAGCGGAAGTGATGTCCACCGCCGGCGCGTTCGGCAAGGCCCTCGGTGACATCCCCCAGTCGCTGGCCTCCTGGCCGAACCTGAAGAACACCGTCATGGACTTCGGGCACGCCTTCCACGATTTCTTCGGGCACCCGGGCGCGCCGGCCGAGATGGCGCGGAACATCTCGCTGCTCAACCAGCAGATCAACAACTGGCTAGGCCAGGACCGGAACCTGTTCGCCGAGACCGGCGCCCTGATGTTCAACCAGGACAAGCTGAAGCTCGGCACGATGAACTACACCCAGGCTCTCACGCTGATGAACCTGGCCGGGGTCCGGTCCACCGACAGTCTCGCGGTAATGAGCCAGAAGGTCGACAACCTGGTCAAGGGCTACGCGGAGATGGGCGCGGGCGGGACGCAGCTGCAGGCGTCGATCAACGCGGTCACGTTCGCCACCGAGATGCAGGACTCCAAGGTCTCCGAGCTGAACCAGGGCTGGGACGCGTTCTTCAAGCTGGTCTCCGGCGGGTCATCGGACTTCCTGGGCTTTGCCAAGCAAGTCAACGGGATGAACGAGGCGTTCGGCGGGGCGACCCAGGGAACCGTGGCCCTGACCATCGCCAACGGCAAGGTCAGCGAGTCCATCCGGAACGCGGCCGGCTCTGCTCAGCAGGGCAAGGCGACGATGACCGGGCTGAACGACGCGTCGATCGCCGCTCAGCAGACCTTGCTGCAGACCGCCTCGGCGGCCAACACCCAGATGGACTCGCTGACGTCGCTGTCGGCCGCGGCCGGGCTCGGGCAGCACGGCATGGACCTGCTGCAGCAGGCCACCAAGGACATGCTGAGCCAGATGCTGCCGGCCGCTCAGGGCAGCCAGCAGATGACCGATGTGCTGTACGCCCTGGCCCAGCGCGGCGGGTACAAGGGCGCCGACTCGTTTAAGGAACTGTCCCACTGGATCGACACGAACTCCGGGTCGGTCAAGAACGCTAAGCCCGGGATGGCCGACCTGCAGGGCATCGTCACCACGATGACGACTAAGGCCGGCAACCTGGCCGATGACGTCAAGAACCTGTCGATCGCCCTCGGCCAGAACCTGACCCAGGCCATGGCCAGCGCCGTCGTCATGGCCAGCGGCGGCCAGAAGGCCATGAACGACTTCGCCAACGCGGTCATGCACAGCAAGTTCAACAGCGATCAGCAGAAGACCTCGGCGCTGGAGCTCGCCCAGTCGCTGCTGCTGGCCACCGGTAACGTCAACGACGCCAAGACCCAGTTCATGTCGTTCGCGCTGGGCGCCCTGCACCTGACCAAGGACGAGGCCACCCAGCTGTGGGACGAGATCTCGCCCAAGCTGACCCCGGCGGTCAAGAAGTCCGGCGACACCGCCGCGCAGGCCAAGAAGGACTTCGAGGCGTTCGCCGGCCAGAGCGGCAACCAGGGACTCGGGCTGACCACCAAGAAGGCCGACGAGCTGTGGAAGAAACTGGATGGAAACCTCGGCGCTACCCTGTCTGACCTGGCCAAGTCCAAGGCCCCCGGTGCCAAGGCGGAGTTCGAGAAGCTGGCCGGTGACCCGACCCACGGCCTGGGCCTGACCAAGGACCGGGCCGACAAGCTGTGGAACTCGCTGCACGGCAACCTGGGCAAGGAACTGGGCAGCCTGGGCGGCCCGCAGTCCGACGCGCTGAAGTCCAAGGCGAACTTCGAGGCGTGGGCCGGGTCTGGCGGCAAGAGCGGCATGTCGCTGACCAAGAAACAGGCCGACGAGCTCTACACGGCGCTGGGCGGCGGCGGCAAGGGCGGCCTGAAAGGCGCCATTGACCAGCTGCCGGCCGGCAAAACCATCAAGCTGAACGTGGACACCACGTCCGCCAACAACGCCATCAGCAACGTCCAGACCCGGCTGAGCCAGGTCGCCCAGGCGGTCACCGGGCGGCTCGGCGTGGCCCCCGCGGCGGCCTACAAGCAGCACGGCGGGCTGATCACCGCCGGGACCGGGCCGACCGCCGACGACGTGCACATCCTGGCATCCCGCGGCGAGTACGTC